CGCAGCTGAACCGGAAACTACCGGGAGCGCGCGATGCGGGTAGTTGCCGGACCCAGCCTGACGCTCGACCTCGAGCCGGGCCTTCTGCAGCGGTTCCCGTCATTACGGGACTGCATTCACTGGTCGGTGCTGAATGACCGGCGTGGGCCGAAGGCGGTGGCTGCGGACTGCGACATTTCAGCGTCCGAACTCGCCAGGCGGCTGAGCCCGTCGGACGGAGATCCGCGCTCGTGCGATGTGAACCTGATGGTCCGCATCATGCAGTCGACGGGCGACCTCACGCCCCTGTACTACCTGATGGCGCTGTTCCTCACCGACGAGGACACGAAGCGCCGCGCCTCGCTCGACCGGCTGAACCAGATGCTGCCCGAGATCGCGCAGCTGCTGGCGTCGGCCGGCGTGAAGCCGAAGCAGGGGAGGCGCTGAGTGCTTTTTTTTAGCGCTACGCATGGACATAACCTGAACCCGTCGCGCTGCGATTCTTGCGCGCGATCGCGTGGGCGTCTGTCCGTGCCGGCCGTAATCCTTCGTAGGAGGCCAGCAGCCGGCTGAACTCTGCCGGCGCCGCGGCGGCACATCCGCGGCTGGACGTGAGGGAGGCGGGGAAACCACGCGCGATCACGTCGAGACCCGGAAGCGAGGGCCTGTAGTACCGGGCGCCCTGGTCGAGTCGAAGAGGGGCGAAAAGCAGCACCGCGACGCGGTGGAAGTTGATCGACGCGCAGCTCTGCAGAGGGTGGGGCAGGCGGACCGGCTACTCGCCAGCAAGGGCACAGCCGCGTCCGCAGATACGAGGGGGAACAGGTTACCCCCGGAAGTCGGAAGGAAGAGTCGGATCGGATCCACGCTAGTTCCAGACTTACGAGGGGCTGCAATGCGTATCAGGATCGAGATCAGCGAGCACGACGTCGACGGCCTTGTGGCGCTGCGCGCATTCGAGCGCCGGTGCTTTCCGAACCATCGCTGCATCGTCCATCTCGAGGGGATGTACGTCCTCGAGTTGCACCAGGACCGCGCTGCATACGTACGCGAGCTGCTCGACAACGAGATGAATGACCCGGCCTTCATGCACTTCGGCGACTGGACGGAGCGCAACGACGACCAGTTCCCGCTCCACTTCGGGAATCCGACCATCCCGGATCCGATCGACGCGACGGCAGCGTGATGGCGCTGCTGTTCAACCCGCCACTGAATGACCACGAAGCCTCCGTCTTTGAATCGCTCAAGAAAGCTTTCGGCGGAACCGTCGTCAATCCCAAGTATCTCGCCGCCCAGCATCGCGACAACGCAGAGCAAATCCTCGCCAACTGGTGCGACAAGCACGAGCAGCGGCACTGGCCGAGCTGGGTCAGCGGGTGGTGGCTCGACTACGAAGCCAGGCAGAACTCCAAGCGTCGCGCCCCCAGTGCCGGCGTGGATACAGATCAGCGGGGAGCCGGTGAAGGTCTGGAACTCCGCCCAGGAGTCGGCTGCAGCGAGGGGCCTCTCCTGGGAGGAGGTGGACGCGATGGTGCCACCGCCGGAGCCGTATCGCCGGGCGCGCAGGTGAGTGCGTGAACGCTCAGCTCTCGCTGCTCGATCTACCGCTCGCGATGCCGATAGAGAAGGCTCAGGCGACCCGTCGAGCGAACGTCGCCAGGAACATCGACGACGGGCTGATCAGCGAGACGCCGGCGGCGCGCAACACCGACCCGGAAACCAGCCACGAGGCGGTGGACCACATTCACGAGACAGGCCAGCGGGCGGCGCACCAGAAGATCGTCCTTGAGATGGTCCTGAAGTTGCCGGGCCTCACCTACCGCGAGCTCGGGGTGCAGACCGGCCTTGAGCGCCACGCCGTCATGCGTCGCCTGCACGACCTCGTCGATGCCGGGCGGGTGGTGAAGGGCGAGAAGCGTCAGGTCGGAAAGTTGAAATACACGACCTGGTGGCCAGTGTGATGGCCCGCACTCCGTGGCACGCGAAACGCAATAGCCGGACGCTCGCGAAGAGGAACCTGCTGCGGGCAGAGGCTCGCGACTTCAAGATCCCAGCACTCGTGGCGAACGAGCGTCGCGTCCAACGGCGCAGCGCCGAGCGCGAGCTCCGCATCGTGCGCGCGCGTCAACTGGCTGAAGCTAAAGCGATGACGCTGTGCTGACAGGACTATCCGCCGAGATCGTCCAACTCATCGAGCGCAAGTCGTTCGGGATGAAGCTCGCCGAGTTACAGGAGTGCCTGCACAAGCCACCGCAGCAGATCGAGCACGCTGTCTCGCAGCTGAAGCGCCAGGGCCTGATCGAACAGAAGACGCCCGGGCACTGGACTCGCACCGCGTCGGCCCACGGCCGCACTGAGCGCGAGCCACAGCACACCAGGATCGTCGAGACCGGCGTCGTCGATCGTAGGCCGGCTTATGCCGATCCGGCACCAGACGCTGCCGCGCAATTCCAGCCCAGTGGTGAGTTCGGCAGCGGAACGGTCGGACCAGTTATCACCCAGGAGGAGCCCATGTCGAAGTCGAAGACCTGCACGAAGTGCGGCTTGAAGAAGGGCCCGACTGGATTCCCGAAAGGCGAGGACGAGTGTCGCCTGTGTAAGAAGGGCAAGGCACCGAAGTCAGAGGCTGGCGGCCAGAAGCAGCTCCGCCAGATCGTGAGTAAGGTCACCGCGCGCAAAGGCGGGGCGATCTCCTCGGCAATCGACGAGATCAGGGTCCGGCGCGAGTCTGTGGCCAACGACCTGGCGAATCTCGACTCTCTGATCTCCGGCCTCGAGCAGCTCGCGTGATGGATCGCTTCACGGTGAAGTTCTGGACCTGGATCGGGACGATCGCAGTCGTGCTGCTGGTCGCCGGAGCGAGCATACCCGCGCCGGCTCCGCTGCGATTCATGCTGGTCGCGCTGGGTGTCGCACTGCTGGCGTACACCTTCTGGGGGATCTTCGAATGGCTCGAGATCCTCGACCGCAGGCGCTACACCTTCGACCCCGGCTCCGGTCCTGATGGCGGAGAGCGAGCTCCGAAGCGCATTGACAACGTCACACCATTTCCCCGGAGGGCTGCCTGATGGCCACGCTCGCAGAAGTTACCGCGAAACTTGCGACGCAGGGCATCACCCTGAAGGTCGTCCGCCAGTACCACGCCACGGTGAACAGGGGCCGCATCTACCGGCAGGACCCGGCGCGGCGCACTCAATTAAAGCGCGGGTCGACGATCACGCTCTGGGTCAGCAAGGGCAAGAAGCCGAAATGAGGACCGCGTAGTGCCTGCCTACGAGGTGATGAACTCGCTGGTGAAGCTGGGCATCCCTTGTGCTGTCGGTCAGAAATACATGGGCGAACTGTTCATCACATGCTTGAAATCGAACAAGCACTACTCCGGGTTCGCGCTCAACACGATCGAGCAGTGCATCCGGCGCGAACTTAAGGTCCCCATAGGAATCACGATCGACGACTTTCTGGCGGCGGCATGAGGATGAACGCAGCCCAGCTATCCCAGGTCCTGAAGCGTCCCGGCTACAAGACGACGCTGCACGGCTTATGCCTGCGCGCCGCGGCTGCCTCTGTCATCGGTCGCTCGAAGGACCGGATGAACAAGACCGAGGCCGAGCACGCGATGCTGCTCGAGTACCGCAAGCGGGCCGGGGAGATCAAGGACTGGGGCTTCGAGCGCGTCACGCTGCGCCTGCCTGGCGGTGTGAGGTACACGCCGGACTTCGACGTGCTCGGAGTAGGCGGAGAGCTCGAGATTCACGAAATCAAAGGCGCCTACATCCGAACAGACGGGATGAACAAGTTCAAACAGGCGGTAGAGGTCTTCTCCGGCTGGACGTTCAAGATGTTCCAGAAAAAAGAGGGCGCATGGACGCAGATCCGGTGAGGTGCCACGTGGAACATTTCCCGTGCAAACCGCCGAGCTGATCAGGCTCCGCCTGTTGTCGTGCTCTTATACCTACGACGAGCTCGTGGCCTGGATGTCCCGGAAGCGCAAGCGCGTCCTGCCGTTCGCGGTCGGGGTGCTGCTGTTGAAGCTCAAGCACCGCGGGCAGGTCCGCATCATCAACGGGCGATGGGAGGCCTGCCGACCGATCACCATGTCCCTGGGGCCGAAGCTGCCGGCCAATGTGCTGCCGTTCAGGAAGCGCCCGAAGCCCTTCCGCTACTCCAGCCAGCCACCCTTTGACGAAGTCGAGGAGGAGATCGCTTGACCCCTGAAATGCTGATAACCCTGACGGCCGGGCGTTCCGTCCAGCCGTTCATCGTCCCTGGTAGTGGGCGCCCGTATTGGACTGTCGCCGAGGCTGGGCAGGCGTGCGCGAATCTGGAGCCGGAGATCCTGGCGGCCATGCTCTACAGCTACGCCGGCGCGACCGACGGCTTCCAGGACGAGGACGCAGTGCCTAAGACACTCCGGCAGCGGCTTTCAGCCTTCGGGCAGGCAATGCGCTCCGAGATGCAATGGGTGACCACCGTGCCGCACACGGACGGCCCCCGCGGCGAATACTTCGATGAGCTGGCCGAGATCGCTCTGCTTGAGGAACGCCAGCCATGGCGGTTCCGCACTCCCAACGAGGACGGCTCAATGCCGGTCGGAAGACCAGCCACGATCTCGCCGTTCTATCTCGCCCTGGCGCGAGTGGGCGAGGGCACATGGCGCAAGCAGCTGCACGACCCATACGCGGCATTGCGGTGGCGGTACATCACCTGGCTGTCGATCGGGAAGAGCCACATGCGGCGTTGGATGCGGAGCCACGTCGAGCGACTCGCATGTGCTTGAAGCTATTGCAATCACGTCGGATATTCCTTACATTTCCCTAGTGTGGGGAGAATGCCCCCACTGAAGGCCCGCCAGCGCGGGCCTTCGTCGTTTTCACCCCCTGCTGCTTCGGCACAGGCTGCGGGCCGCAGCGGCGGCCCTGTTCCCGAGCGCCGCGAGGCGTCGCCGTTCCCCTCCCTGAGCGGCGGCCGGTGATTTGCATCCCCAAGCACTGGCACTGGGCCCGGGTCGGCATACGGCTCGGGCCCATTCTATTTGCAGGAGATTCGATGCCCGCTCGTGCCGATGTGATGGTTGCCGAGGTCGCTGCGGCAACTTCCAACACCGCCAGCACGAACTACCTCGTCGAGACAACCGCCGGCGTTCTTTACTGTGTGTATGTCGACTCCGGCGCCGACGTGGCATTCAAGAAGTCCACCGACGGGGGGCTCACCTGGTCGGCCGCGACTGTTGTATTCGCGGGTACGGTTACTCAGCTTTCGATCTGGTTCGACCGATGGAGCGGTATAGCGGCCGGCCTGATTCACTGCGCCTATACCGAATCGGCAACCGACGACACCTTATACCGCACGATCGACACGGCGAGCTCGGACGCCCTTTCGACGCAGACGACGATCTTTGCTGGCGCTTCGACCGCCGCAGGCTGTCACCTCTCGATCACGCGCGCTCGCGGCGGGAACGTCTACTGCAAGACTGTGATCGACGCCGGGGCGGAAGGCGGCTTTTACCGGCTTCCAAATGCCAACGTTCCAAACGGGGCATGGGACGCTGCGCGCACGGTTGACGAGACCATAGCCACCGGCGACCAGATGATCCTCGTGCCCGGCTTTGCCGCGGACGATCAGGACATCATGGCGATCTTCTGGGACGCCAGCGCCAACGAGATCAGCCGCAAGGTTTACGACGACTCGGCTAATACTTGGGCTGAGACATCGATCGCAACCTCGATGACCGAGCAGGATCCGGCGAACAATTGGCCGGATTTTGCAGTCGCGGTTGACCTGACGAACAGCCGCATCGTGCTGGTTGCATGGTCCGGCACCGGCACTGCGAATGCCGACCTGCGCTGTTGGAAGATCACCGAATCAGCGATCACCGAAACCTCGGCGAACGTCGTGCTCAACAGCACCGGCGGCCAGGGAATGTGCGCCATCAGCATCGACTCGGTCACCGGGTACTGGCTGGTGTTCTACGGCGGCAAATCGGGCGGCAGTGAAACCTTTAACACGTCCATCAACGTCTACTGCAAAGGTTCTACGGACGGCGGCGCGACGTGGAGCCCGGAGACCCTGGTGACGAATGCGGTACGCAACACGCGCTGGCTGATCACGGTGCCGTGGCGCTACATCCAGCGTCCGTTAGCTGCGGTGCAGATCGCCAGCTCGCCCCCGGAAATCAAGATCAGCGTTTGTCTCACGCAGCCGCAGTTCCGACACGCGATCGGCATGTAGCGCATGGCAAACGAAAACCCCCCGACCAAAGGCACGGCCTGGTCGACCGACGTCGTACTCGAAGATGCGCTAAACCCGGGCTTTGCAAAGGTGAACCCGACCCTAGCCTCGGGTGACGTCAAGGTCTCGAAGGACAACGGCGCGAAGGCGAACCTCGCGACGCTTCCGTCAGTATCGCCAGCGAGTTCGGAGATCGTGACCACCGCGCTGGACTCGACGGAAATGAACGCCGACAAGGTCACGGTCATCTTCCACGACCAGACGGTGCCGGCCGAGTGGAGTGATTACGCCTTCACGATTCTGACGACCGCCTAGCACCATGCTGCATCGGATTTTCTTCGGCAACCGACCTGCGGCGTCGGGGCCTAGCGTCGCTCAGATCATGGCAGCCATGCAGCCACCGACCCCGATCCTTATCAGCAAGCCGAAGATCGTCGAGTCCGGCCAGAAACCGGCAAACCTCATCAACCCGTAGGAGTTTTTCACCATGGCAGCGTACCAGGGCGTCCACCGGACGCCGGCCGGCTTGAACTTGACGATCCTCGCCCTCGAGTCGTCAGCCTCGGTCGTCGGCAAGATCCACCAGATGATTCTCGGCTCCGACGCCCCACCGGCCGACATCGCTACCCGATACGATGCGTATCGGCACACGACCGCGGGCACGGGTGGCACGGCGGTCCTCGAGAAGCCGACGGACCCGCAATCGGCCGCGGCCTCCTGCAACCTGCGCGGTGGAACGATGACGGAGCCGACCTACGAGGCGGACTTCCTGCTCGAACTCCCACTCAACCAGCGCGCAACGTTCACCTGGATCTCCAACCCGGGCCGCGAGTTGCGCACCGTGGTCGGCACTGCGAACGGCATCGGCGTGCGGTCGATCTCGTCTGGCGGCACACCGAACACGAACCTGACGATAGGCTGGGACGAGTAATTGAGCTCGACTCTTTCCGAAGAGTCGGCGCGCCAACCCGCCGGGCATATCATCATCGTCGGAGATGGTCCGGTGGTAACCCGTGACACGCTGCAGTGCTGCCATTGCGGCGGGCACTGGGTTGTGCAGCCAGGCTCTGGTCGGAGGCGCGGCTTCTGCATGAAGCACCGCGCGGCGCATTGCGGGGCGCCCGGGTGCTGGACTTGTAAGGATCTCGAGCGGCTGATCAATACAGGTAGCTACTAGGTGTGGCAGAGCGGACGCAGCTGCAATACACGCCGGTCACTGGTCCGGTCTGGACCGAGCCGGTCGCGTCTCGCCTTACCTGGATACCGCAGGGACGCGCACCGCAACGCGGCCTAGCGCAGAATCGGCTCGGAGACTACGCCCGGCCTGAGTTTGCGGCGCTCTACAAGCCCGAGGGCTTGCAGTGGATCGCAGAGGATAGCTACCGCGGGCAGCGACTGCCTTACGCGCTCACGCGCTCTGGCGTACTGGATCCGATCCCGCCGGCGAATCCGCGGACGCTGGAATGGATACCGCAGGGCCGTGCTCCGCAGGTGCCGGTCGAGCGTCGGCTTCTCGGCGCCTTCGCGCAGCCGGTATTCGAAGCTCTCTACAAGCCAGAGCACTTGCAATGGGACGGCGCCACGCGCTACACCGCGCGGCCCACGACTCGAGTACAGCGTGACTGGACCGTCGGGCCGATTCAGTTCCAGGCGCCCGCTTACGACCCGCGCACGATGGAGTGGATCCCGCAGGGTAGGGAATACGTCGCCCGCACCGAGCTCCGCCGGGTCGCAGACTTCCAGCAGCCACCTTTTGCTGCGCTGTTCCGGCCGGAGTTCCTGACCTGGCAGTCCGAGGACAGCTACTCGGGTAAGGCGCTGCCGCGCGCGCGCCTCGACTGGACGCTGCAGCAGCAGCCGATCTTCGAGCCGCAATCGCTGACCTGGCTACCGTGCGGGAACACGAGAGCGCCGGTCGAGCGTCGGCTTCTCGGCGCATTCGCCCAGCCTCCGTTCGCTGCGCTGTATCGGCCGGATGGGCTGCAGTGGCTGTTATCTGGATTGCAGCCTGCGCGCGCCAGGGCGCCGAATCGCCTCGGCGCGTGGGTCATAGACCCCACTCAGCCCGCGGCCCCGAGCACGACTGAGTTCCGCGCTCTGTTCGTAGCCTATGCGGATCAGCAGCGTTTCACGGCGCACGCTGATCCTGACCGAGTGCAAGCAACGGCTGATCGCCAGGACTTCGACGCAGAAGATGACGAGGACCGCTTCGAGGGTGGCGCTGATCCGACCCGGTTCAAAACGATCCATTAGCAGGAGCGGAGAATGTCCAGCGACTCGGAGTACCGCGTCAGAGAAGACGCAGTAAAGGACCCGGGCGAGTCGCTGAAGGTCTTAATCGACCTGTACGATCTGTGCGTACTGCGCTGGCAACCTAACGAGCCCGTATCTCTGGCGGAGTTTATCCGCCCGAACGTGCCGAACGGTTTCTCTTACGAGGTAACGCTCGCCGGCCTGACCGGGAACAAGGAACCCCGATGGAAGACCACGATCACCGAGCAGAACATCGACGGCAGCGCAACGTGGACGTGCCGAGCTGCGGCCGCTAATGGCTTGAACGTAGTCAGCGGGCCATCGGCACAATCCGATCCGACTGGCCTGACCATCTCGAGCGTCAGCGTATCGGAGAACTTTAAGATCCTCGCCACCTATGCTGGCGGGGTCGCCGGTGAGAGCTATGACGCCGTGTTCACGTTCACGCTGGATGGCTTGACGCGCATCGCCAGGCAGAGGGTCAACGTAAGGAAGCGCTAGTGCAGCTGTCGGTCTCGATCAACACGACGAAGCTGACGCGCGACTTGCAGCTCTGGCAGAAGACAGTCGTCCCGCTTGCGATTGCGAAGGCGTTGACCTTCACGGTCAAGAAAGCAATACAGCCCGCTATAACTGGAGACGCTGGCCGGGTATTCGATCGACCCACCCGCCGCACGCTCGACTCGACCTGGATCAAAGCAGCCACGCCTCAGAATCTTGAGGCCACCCTGAAGATCAAAGACGACGCGATCAGCTTGCCGAACAAGCACATCTCCTGGCTGGGCCATCACATTGCTGGTGGTGGCAGGGTCAGTAAGAGAAGCGAGACCCTGCTACGGCAGCGTGGGATTCTTGCATCAGACGAGTACATCGTGCCCGGCGCGAAGGCCAGGCTAGATGGTCACGGAAACATCAGCCGTGGACAGATGCAGCAGATCCTGTCCAGGGTCGACGCATCCTTCGACGCGCTCACCCGCGCGCCTGGCCGTGTGTCGAGGGTCAAGGGTAAGGCCTACGGCGAGACTTACTTCTACCTGAGAGCGCCGCGCGGGCGATTGACCAGGCGGGGGATCTATCGGCGCGTGGTGTTCGGATATGGCACGGCAGTCGAGCCCGTGCTGATCTTCGTGCGTAGTCCGAAGTATCGAAAGCGCCTGCACTTCTTCGAGATCGCCGAGCGCGAGTTCCAGAAGCACTACCCGCTGCAGCTCAAGTACGAGATCGAGCTCGCCAGCAGGAAGCAGGCCGCGAGGCATTTGATCTAACACATGAAGCGTTGTACTGGATGCTTGGCTGATAAGTCAGTCGAGTCGTTCGCGCCTGTCTACAGGAAAGTGTCAGCGACCCATGACGGCCGCAGATCGAAGGAATTGGAAAGGGTATCCAGATTCAGAGAAGTATCGGGTTCGCTATCGACTTGATGAAGAGTTCCGCGCACGCGAGATATTCAAGGCGCAGACGATAAAGGCGCGGCGCGCAGCAAGGATTGCAGCGACCGATGACGGCTCAATCACATCGGAGTCGATCTGTCGTCTCTTCGCCGAAGCGGTGTTCTGCTCATATTGCCTAGAGCGAATTGGGTCGCTACACAAGTCGATGGATCACGTTCATCCGCTCACCTTGGGCGGTCACCACTCATTAGATAACGTGGTGGTCTGTTGCAAGCCATGCAACTTCAGCAAGTCGCGCAAGCCTTTGATTAGATCGCTGTTTGAACGCGACGGGTCCTTCCGGTGGCAAAGTGGGTCGGGTAATGGCAATCCCCCTGTATTTCTAGCGCCAATGGGTTACTAGGTTCCTTCCGGTGGGGGATAGCAGCACCCGTATCACGTGAAACGCCGACAAGGTGGGGGAAGTGAGTGATCTTCGGCGTTTGACCCAGCAGGAGATGGCCCGGCTCTGCGGAGTCACGTCGCGCTCGCTGCGCGACTGGGCGGACGCCCCGAGGAACGAGGATGGCACCTACGACGCGGAGCTCGTCCTTCAGTGGCAGCGCGAGAAGCTGGCGACCTCCGGCGGGCTGGACCTCGAACGCGAACGCGCGCGGCTCGCGAAGTGGCAGGCCGACAAGACCCACCAGGACGTCGAGCTCCGGGCCGGGAAGCTCCTGCTCGACGATGACGTTCGCCAGTGGATCGCGGGAATGATCTCGACGACCCGCCAGCGACTGGTGCAGATCCCGGAGACGGTTCGCCAACTTGTCCACCCAGACCACGGCGAGTCAGTCGCCAATGAAGTACGACGGCTCATCTACGAAGCCCTGGCAGAGCTCGCAGCCCACCGCCCAGGCGATGCTCGCGCCGATGTGGCTGCTGTGGGCGCCCCCGCCGACCCTGACGGTCAGCGAGTGGGCGGACCAGTACCGCAAGCTCAGCAGCGAAAGCAGCGCCGAGCCCGGCCAGTGGCGGACTGACCGCGCGCCCTACCAGCGCGGGGTGATGGACGCGATCCGCGACCACTCAGTGAGCGAGATCGTCGTGATGAAGGCCGCGCAGGTCGGCTGGACCGAGATCCTGAACAACTGCATCGGCTACCACATACACCAGGAGCCGGCGCCGATCCTGTTGCTGCAGCCGACCCTCGAGATGGCGGAGGCCTGGTCGAAGGACCGCCTCGCGCCGATGATCCGCGACACGCCGGTCCTGACCGACCGGATCGCAGACCCGCGGAGCCGGGACTCCGGGAACACGCTACTGCATAAGCGTTTCCTCGGCGGGCACCTGACGGTGATCGGCGCGAACTCGCCGGCCGGCCTCGCGTCCAGACCGATCCGGGTGCTGCTCTGCGACGAGGTGGACCGATTCCCGACCAGCGCCGGAACCGAGGGGGACCCGATCGACCTGGCGAAGCGGCGCACCGCGACGTTCAGGAACCGAAAGATTCTGATGGGTTCGACTCCGACAGTGAAAGGGTCGAGCCGGATCGAGGCGGCGTTCGATCAGTCTGACCAGCGCTACTACTTCGTGCCGTGTCCGAGCTGCGAGCAATTCCAGCGGCTCGTCTGGGCTCAGGTCCGCTGGCCGGATCAGCACCCGGAGCTCGCGGTCTACGTTTGCCAGCATTGCGGCACGGAGATCGAGGAGGCCGGCAAGCTGCAGATGATGCTACGCGGCGAGTGGCGCGCGACGAAGCAGTCGCTCGGGATCGCTGGCTTCCACCTGTCGGCGCTGTACTCGCTCTGGACGACCTGGCGGGAAATGGCGCAGGACTTCCTGCGCGCGAAGCGTTTCCCGGAGACGCTGCAGACGTGGATCAACACCGCGCTCGGCGAGACCTGGGAGGACAAGGGCGAAACGCTCGAGGCAGGCGCCTTGCTGAGCCGGCGCGAGTCGTACACCTCGGGCTCGCTGCCTCCGGGCGTGGTGCTGGTCACGATGGGCACCGACGTCCAGGACGACCGGCTCGAGTCCACGATCTACGGCTGGGGCGCTGACGAGGAGTGCTGGCGCCTCGAGCACGTGGTACTCCGCGGCGACCCGGGCCAGCCCCAGGTATGGGCCGAGCACGACGACCTGCTGCGGCGGCGGTTCGAGACCGACGACGGGCGGAAGCTGGTCGTCGAGGCGTGCTGCGTCGACTCCGGCGGTCACTTCACCGAGCAGGTATATCGCTACTGCGCGCAGCGTAAGCGGTTCCGGGTCTGGGCGATCAAGGGCGCCGGCGGCCCTGGTCGGCTCGTCTGGCCGAAGCGACCCGGCAAGGGCACGAAGGTCCGGGTCGACGTCTGGCTGATTGGCGTCGACACGATCAAGGAAATCCTCTACGGCCGGCTGCGGAAGATCGTCTCGCCTGGCCCCGGTTATCTGCACTTCGACGCCGACACCGACGAGGTCTGGTTCGAGCAGTTGACCAGCGAGACCGTCGTCTACCGTCAGGTGCAGGGGCGCCGTGTTCGCTTGTGGCGCCCGCGCTCGACCGGCATCCGGCAAGAGGCCCTCGACTGCACGGTGTACGCCTACGCGGCACTGGTCGGCCGCGGCGGAGCCGAGCTACTCCGCAAGCGCGCCGGCGGGCTGGTTCCCGCCGAACAGGCGGTCGTTCCACCGAATGATCAGGCGAGCGACGAGCCGGCGCCCAAGCGGAAACCGCGCGTGATGATGAAGCGGCCGAGCAACTTCATAACGAACTGGAGGCGCTGAAGTGTCCATTCCCGAGCAGGTCCCGCCGCAGTTCGTGGCGGGGGATCTCTGGCAATGGACGCGCGAGTTCCCAGACTACCCGGCCGGCACCTGGACGCTGACGTACTACTTCGAGAATAAGGACCAGGCCTTTAGCGCTGCGGGGTCCGCGTCGGGAACGACGCACAGCTTCTCGATCGCGGCGGCGACTACGGCCGGCTACAAGCCAGGGCGCTACAAGTACCGCGCCCGCGCGGTGAACGGCTCGTCGATCTACACGGTCGACGAAGGCTATGCCGAGGTCACGCGCGACCCCGCGGCGGTCGGATTCTCTGATACGCGCAGCTGGGCGCGTCGGACGCTCGAGGCCCTTGAGGCGACGCTCGAGGGCAAGGCCAGCGGCGACCAGCTCAGCATGAGCATCGCCGGTCGGTCGATCGCGCGGCTGCAACCGAAGGAGCTCCTCGACTGGCGTGATCGGCTGCGCGCCGAAGTGCGCGCCGAGGACCAGGGCGAGAACGCAGGACTAGGGAGGAACATCCGCGTGAGGTTCGGAAGCCCGTGAACTGGTACGAGACACCGCTCGGCGCGGCAATCGTCAAGGAAGCGCAGGATCGCGCACAGAAGCCGAGGAATCGTGCGCTCTCCGGCGCGATCCGTCAGCGTATGTACTCATCGGCTCGACATGATCGGCTGACTGCGGGATGGTCGCCGGCGAACAGTAGCGCCGATGCCGAGCTGGTCTCGAGCCTGACGGTCCTACGCTCCCGCTCACGCGCGCTGGTTCGCGACTCGAGCTACGCCAAGCGCGCGCGCGTGCTGGTCGTGAACAACGTGATCGGCCAGGGGATTGGCCTGCAGGCGCAGGTTTACAACTCCCGCGCCGAATTGAACGCGCGCGTGAACGACGAGATTGAGTTGGTCTGGTCGGAGTGGTGCAAGGCTGAGAACTGTCACACCGGCGGGAGGCTGCATTTCAAGAACTTCGAACGCGCGCTCATGGCGCAGGTGTTCGAGGCGGGTGAAGTGTTCATCCGTAAGCATGTCACTAGGTTCGGTGATTCCCGCATCCCGTTCGCGCTTGAGCTGATCGAGGCCGAGCGCGTTGCTGACGATTACCACTATCCCGGCCTTCCTGCGGGCTCGGGGAATACAGTGCGCATGGGCATCGAACTCGATTCATTCTTCCGGCCGGTCGCGTACTACGTGCGCCAGCGCCACCCGTCCGAGCTTCGGTTCGATGGCACCGCGACCGATCAGATCGAGCGGGTGCCAGCTGACCAAATTATTCACCTGTCGATCGTGGACCGCTGGCCGCAGACGCGAGGGGAACCCTGGCTGCATACGGTCGTCCGTCGTCTGAATGACCTGGACGGCTACACCGAGGCCGAGGTGATTCGCGCTCGAGCCCAGGCCGTGCGGATGGGAATCATCCAGACGCCTGACGACGCTGCGACGTTCGGGGAGGAGCAGGCAGACGGCTCCGTCGAGATGGAACTCGCGCCCGGCACCGTCGCGCGCCTGAATCCAGGCGAGACCTGGATCGACTCGGCGCCGAGCGCGCCGAACCCGCAGCTGGACCCGTTCATGCGCTACATGCTGCGCGAGATGGCAGCCGGCATCGGCGTCAGTTATGAGTCGTTGAGCCGCGACTACTCGCAAAGCAACTACAGCAGCTCGCGGCTTGCGCTGCTCGACGACCGCGATCTCTGGCGCGCGATTCAGGGCTGGTTCATCGTCGACTTTCGCGAAAAGATTCACCACTCCTGGCTGCAAATGGCTGTGCTCTCCGGCGCGATACGATCGATAAGCATCGATGCCTTCGCGGCCGACGTCCGCAAGTTCGAGTCGGTCCGCTTCCGTCCGCGCGGCTGGGGATGGGTTGATCCGACGAAGGAGGTCGAGGCCTTTAAGGCGGCAGTCCGAGCCGGCTTCGCCACGCTGCAGGATGTTGTCTCGCAGTCCGGCGGAGACATCGAAGAGATCCTCGAGCAGCGCTCGAAGGAGATCGCGCTGGCCGACGAGTACGGCCTCGTGCTCGACACCGACCCGGAGCAGGTGGCGACGTCCGGCGCGGCGCAGGCGCCGGAGAAACCACCGCCCGATCAGGTGGACGAGCTACCCGATCCCGAAGCAAACCCGCCCGCAAAGCGGGTTTCTACTTTTCTGAGGCCCGTGAAATGACAGAAGAGACGATCAAAGTTGCGGCGCTCACCAGGCTGCTTGATGTCGGCGACATCGAGATCCGCAAGGAATCAGGAAAGCCGACCTCGATCAAGTTCAGCGGCTCATCCACATACCGCGTCGAGCGTTTCTTCGGCGACGAGGTGCTGGATCACAAGCCTGGCTCGGTCCGACTGGATCGCGCGAAGCTGCGCGCGCTCCCGCTGCTGTTCAATCACGACATGGACGACCCGGTCGGGATGGTCGATGACGTGCGTATCGAAGGTGAGCGCACGATCGTCGATGCGCACTTCTTCGACACCGAAAGGGCGCGCGAAGTCGAGGCCATGATGAATGGTGGCCTGCGCAACGTCTCAACGCGCTACCGGGTCCACCGGGTCGAGGAAGACCCGAAGACCCACACCAGCTACGTCCGCGAATGGGAGCCGCTCGAGTATTCGATCGTCTCGGTTCCCGCGGATCCGACAGTCGGTCAGGGCCGATCAGGCGCTGGCCAAGAGTTCGAGGTTCGCATTTTGCGGACTTCATCTACGGCGGGCACCGCCGCAACCCAGGAGCAAGTTAGAATGGAAACCCCCCAGGGCGCGGCGGCCCCTAACGCCGAAGCGCAGCCCCGCGCTGCTGCTGCAGAACCGTCCCGCGCCGAGACAGTCACCGCAGTCCAGGCTGAAAAGGAGCGCCGCGAGGCGATCCAGTATTTCAGCAAGGCGAACCGCATCGACGCCCGCGTCGAGGCGCGCTGGATCGAGGACGGCACCTCGTTGACCCAGGTCGGCAAGGAAATCTGTGACGTGCTGGAAGAGCGCGGCAAACAGAAGCCGATGACAGCAGCTGCGCTCGGCTTGTCCCGCAGCGAGACGAACCGCTACAGCCTGTTCCGTGCGATCCGCGCCCTGCGGTTCGGTGGTCAGGACAGGCGCTTCATCGAGGAGGCTGGATTCGAGTACGAGTGCTCGCGCGCAGTCGGCAAGCAGCTGGGCCGCGAGCTGAGCTCGTCGATGCTCATCCCGTCGGAAGTGCTGCAGCGTCCGCTGGGCGAAGCAGCCGTTCGCGCACTGGCGACCACGCCTGGCTCGAAAGGCGGCTACCTGGTCAACGTCGAGAACATGGGCTTCATCGACATCCTGCGGAACCGCTCGGTGTCTATGTCGCTTGGCGCCCGTAGGCTTTCCGGCTTGCAGGGAAATGTGACCTTCCCGCGTCAGACCGGCAAGGTCTCGGTGACCTGGCAGGCCGGTGAAGGCGTGAGCGTGACCGCGGCCGATCAGGCGCTCGGTCAGCTTTCCATGACGCCGAAGACCTGCATCGCGATCACCGACGTTTCGGAACAGCTGCTCGCGCAGTCGTCCCCGTCGGCCGAGCAGTTCGTCATGGCCGACCTCGCGGCCGACGTCGCGATCGATGGCGTGGACGCTGCGGTCATCAACGGCACGGGCGGTGCACAGCCCTTGGGCATCAAGAACACGCCCGGAATCACGAGCGGTCAGGACGCGGCGGCGGCGAGCTACGCCAAGATCCTGGCGTTCGTTGCGGCGGCGGGTGCGGCAAATGCCATTCGTGGGAACCCAGGCTTTGTAACCAACATCACCGGCGCATCGGTGCTGGCGCAGAAGCAGCGCTTCTCAAGCACGGATACCCCGCTTTGGGAAGGCAACCTGCTCGACGGGTCGATGGTCGGCTTCCGCGCGATGTCGAGCGAACAGCTCGCCTCCGGTAACCTGATCTTCGGCAGCTTCGACGAGGTCGTCATCGGCGAGTGGGGCGTACTTGAGCTGTCGACCGACAATGGCGGCACGCGCTTCAACACGGCGCAGGTCGGCATCCGCGCGATGTGGCTGGTCGACGTGCTCCTGCGTTACCCGCAGGCGTTCGTCGTGTCGACCAACCTCGCGGCCTAGTCCGTGAAGGTCAAAGCACTGCGGGGTGTTTGCATCGGAGTCGACCGGCACCTAAAGGCCGGCGACTCCGCGGACCTGGAACCCGCCCTGGTCACTTTTCTCGCTGGCATCGGAGCCGTCGAACGGGTCAAGGATGAACCCGTCTCGGATCCTGCGCCCGCGCTCAAATCACCCGCGCCGGAGAAGTCCGGCAAGAAGGAGAAATAGGTCATGTTGAATAGTCAAGCCTCTGCGGCTACTTCCACTTCGCTGCTCGCCTCGCTGTCTGCGGCGGCCACCGCCAATGCTACGAGCGGATCAGGTAAATGGCTGGACGTCCGCGCCTATGACGGCGAGATCCTCGTCACTCAGAACCTCGGCGCCGTGACCGGCACCATCGCCGGCAAGCTGCAAAGCGCAACGGACGCCAACGGCACCGGCGCAGCCGACATCTCCGGTCAGACCTTCGGCACGAACACGGCGAACAGCACATCTTCGCTGGTAGTCGATCCGAAGCAGGTCGTCGGAGGCTTCCTCGGGTACGTCGGCACGATCGCCACCGGCCCGTCACTGGTTGGCGTCGTTGCCAGCGGTAAGAAGAAGATCGTCTAGTGATGCTCGAATCCGATGCCGATCGCCTGGCGGAGATCCAGGCGCTCGGCAACGGAGCGACGCTCGCGGCTCAAGGCGGGACCGGCTATTCCGTCGTGTTCGACGAGCAATACCTGCCCGTCAACGATGTGGAGGAGCGCGGCCCGGTTGCTACGATGCGGAGCTCCGACGTTGCGGCTGCGAAGCTGCAGAAGGATGCGGTCGTCCAGGTCTCGGTCGACGGCGGCGTCAAAGCGTTCCGGGTCAAGCGCTTCGAGCCTGACGGCACCGGGATTACGCTCGTCTATCTGCGGAGCGCCTGATGGCTGTGCATCGCGCCGAGCAGGTCCTGGACGCAGTCGTCGCGAAGCTACTCGCGGGCGGTATTGCAGCCGAGAAGCATCGCGTCTTGAGCTACGACCCGGATATGGAACTGCCCGCGGTGAGCGTCCGCATGGGGCCCGACGCGCCCCTCGAGGCGCAGAACATCGTCTTCATTGACAGTCAGCTGACGGTCGTCATAGACGCGATCGTCAGCGGTGATACCGAGGCCGACGCGATCGCGGCTCTGCTCGCGCTCAGGACGGCGAGCCACGTCGCCCTGATGGCCGACCAGACGCTCGGCCTCCCTTTTGTCAGCGACACCCGCTACGCCGGCGCGACGGCTCCGATCGTCGAGGCTGACGGTAAGCGTATCGCTGCCCGCCAGGAGTGCTCATGGCTGACCCCGTATCGAATGAAGATCGCCGACCCGTCGCTCGCGTGAAACGCGAGAAGCTGAACGGCTCCTATGCCTTGCGGCGCGGCGGCTCCGTGACGCTGCCCGCGGGCGCGTCGGAAGACGAGATCGAAAACGCGCTGCGCGCACCCGCGCCGGCACCTGAGAAGGAGTCCACGTAATGGGCCACGGTCCAATCTCGAACGAGGTGCTGCTCGCGAAGATCGAGAGCACCTACGGCACCGACCCGACGCCGGTCGCTGGCACGAATGCCATCCTGTTCCGCAATCTGCAGATCGTTCCGCTCGAGCGGCTGCGTATGTTCGATCGCCAGGCGGTCCGCGCGTCACTTGGCACCCTGCAGCACGTCTACGGCGGAACTGTGGGCGGGATTCGCTTCGAAGCCGAGTTTAAGGGCTCAGGCGCAGCCGGCACCGCGCCCGAGATTGGCCCGCTGCTGCGCGCTTGCGGCATGGGCGAGACCATAGTCGGCGGCACGTCAGTAACCTACGCCCCGGTATCGACGGCGCTCGAGTCCGTGACGATGTACGCCTTCGAGTTCGGGCGCGTGCGGCACATCTTCAGCGGTTGCCGCGGGAACGTCTCGATCCGCTTCGCGGCCGGCGAGCCGGTCATGGGCAGCTTCGAGTTCGTCGGCAGACTCGGCACCACGACGGATCAGACGCAGCCGGTGCCGACGATCAATACGACCGTCCCGGTAGCGGTCAAGGGCCTGGCGACTACGATCGGTGGCGTAGCTAACCTGATCGTCCAGGAGTACGAGCTCAACCTGAACAACCAGGTGGAGGTCCCGCCGAACGTGAACGACACCGACGGCTTCGGGAACGTCACGATCATAAAGCGCGATCCCACTCTGTCGCTGCTGATGCACTCCGAGCTGATTGCGACGATCAGCAACCTGGCCGATCTGAAGGCCGGCACGGCGCGCGCGCTAGCGTCCGGCACGCTCGGAGCCACAGCCGGCAACCGTCTGGCGCTGACCTGCGCGCAGATGCACTACCGCGGGGTCGAGCCGGGCGAAGCGGAAGGCTTTCGCAATCGCCGGCTGCTCTTCGGTTGCCACGAGTCGGGCACCGCAGACACGGACTTCTCGCTCGCGTTCACGTAACCGCTCGCCGGGGAGGGAGCATGTTCGAGAACTTCATATTCAAACCTGCACATCAGCCCGATCCTGAAAAGCCGGTCGAGTTCGATCTTCGGCCGATCGACCAGGCGACTGGATTTCGAATGATCAAGTGCTTCGGCGGTAGCGGCCTCGAGTTCGAGGACATGGTCAGTGTGCTTCGACACAACGTAGTCGGATGGCGCGGCATTTCGGTCGAGTTCTCAGACAAGGCAAAGGCCGAGTTCCTCTCCGGCGAGTTCGATTACGACCACCAGGTGTGGATCGCCGAGTGCGCTCAGGAGCTCTACACCAGGCGCGTTCTTACGAGGGCGGAAAGAAAAAACTCCTAGTCGCCGTTTACCTAGCGCGCGACCCGAAGTGGGCGCCGTGCGAGTCATGTGATTGCGTAGACGGCGAGGCACCGATCCCCAGGTGGCAGGTCGAAGGGGAGCCCATCTTCCCGGATGGGCATGGCGGCTACTCCAACTCGACACGCTCGTGTCCACGCCGTCTCGTGAATCCCGAGTCCGTGCATCTCCTGTCCCTGTTTCGCCACTACAGGGCTGGGCACCTCTACCAGTCCGGCGGTATTAGCGACCAGCCGGCTATCTACCTGGCAGCCATGCAGACAATCGAGGGCGCTCTGGAATGACGATTGCAAAGGCAGAGGTCGCATTCCGCGGCCGCGACGAGACCGCAATGGCTTTGCGGAACATCGTCCGCAACACCGAGAGCGCCCAGAAGCAGATCGCCACGAAGCTGCGGGCAGCGTTCAACTTTGTCGGTGTCGGTGCTGCGATCTACGGCATCACACGTGCGGTGAGCGGCGCAATCCAGGCCGGCGACGACCTGGCGAAGTTCGCGGAGAAGTCCGGCATGGCGGCCGAGGCTGCGTCCGAGCTCGCCCATGCTGCCCGCATGTCGGATATCGACCTCGGTACGTTCGCGACCGGCGTGAAGAAGATGCAAGTCGCGCTATCGCAGGCCGGCTCTGGCGTAAAGGCGCCAGTCGCGGCGCTCAAGGCGCTCGGCCTCACGTTCGAGGACCTGCAGGTGCTGTCGCCAGACAGGCAGCTGGAACTTATTGCTGACCAGATTTCACGCCTGAAGGACCCCGCGGATCGCACCCGTGCGGCGGTCGAACTATTCGGCCGCGCAGGCGCTGACCTCCTGCCCATGTTCGAGCAGGGGGCGGCCGGGATTCGAGCGGCGCGCACCGAAGCGCAGCAAATGGGGAAGTCATTCTCGGAGGATGATCTCAGGCGCTTTCAGGAGGCAGATGATGCCTTCAAGCGGTTGTCGCAGTCTGGAAGCGCGTTGGCCGATACGCTTGCCCTCAAGTTAGGGCCAGCCGTTACCACACTTGCCGATAGATTCAGAATTCTGATTGGGGGCGGTAGCGATCGAGAGAATCTGATTGCCGAGACGGAACGTCGACTGAAGGCTTTGGCCGGCGCAGCCGCAGCGTTTAATTCGGATGAAATCGAGCGCCTAACGGAAAAGCTCGAAATTCTTATGAACCCGAAGTCCGATCCGCTCAGCGGCCGCGGTCGGGTCTTCAAGTCAGGCCCGGAGGCGTCCGGTTTTGCGGCGGCGGCGGGCGCCGTGCGAGAGATCAGTCAGGCGCTCGTCACAGCCCAGCGCATCGTGCCTGGATTCAGCAATATCTATTCCGAGATGCTGCAGAGCACTGCGACCGACGCCCAGAAGGCCGCGCGCGCTTATGAAGCATTCAAGGTTCAGCTCCAGGAACTACTGGCCTCGGGTCTGATTGACGGCGCCGAGTTTAACAAGCGACTAGGCGCTTACCTGGACGAGAACCTGAAGGACGTGGAGGTTACAGCCGAGCGCTTGATCGTGGCGAAGGAGAAAGCCGACAACCTCTTTTCCACCCTAAAGGACGAGAGTGCCCGCCAGGCATTCACGGCCATCAGCGACGTGATCTACAACATGGGCGACGGCATGGACGACTTCGCCCAGAGCGCGCTCGATGCGTTTCGTCGAATCCTTGCGAACACCCTCACGCAGCAGCTCTTTTCTCTTCTCGGCGGCATTGGCGGCGGCGGTTCGGCCGGTGGATTCGCGGGCTTTATCGGCAGCCTGTTCAGCGGTTTCACCAGCGCTCCGCACCGCGCCGGCGGCGGTCCTGTCTCCAGCGGTCGCCCGTACATGGTCGGCGAGCAGGGGCCCGAGCTCTTCGTGCCAGGTTCCTCCGGCGCGATCGTCCCGAAAGGCGCGATGGGCGGAGGCGGCTGCGTGATTACGGTCAATGCTCCGCTGAATATGGACGCCAGGGGCGCCTCGATGGACCTCGCGGAGGCCATGCCCGGGATTCTGGAGCGCCATGGCCAGATGATCGAGTCGCGCGTCATCGAGGGCATCCGTCGCGGTCGCTACCGGCTGAGCCCGGTATAACATGGACGACCATCTCCTCCCCGCCTGGCTGACTTGCGCCGGGGTCACCTTCAACTATCTGGAATCGGTAGGCGTCAGCCTCTCCGACTTCGGCGGCCCCCCTCGCACGGCGTCCTTGGGCGGCGATCGCCTGGGCGCGCGCCTCGACTTCTCGAATGCTACCGCATCGGCAACCGACACGGCGCTCGAGCGTCGCCGGATCATGGCCGCGTTAGTGGCCCTGCAAGGCCGCGCCGGCCGTGTCTACGCGACGAACCCAGGGCGCCGACTTGCCGGATCGTTTCCGACCTCGGAGCTACTCTCGAATCCCTACTGGGCGAGCGGGCTCACGAACTGGGACAGCTCGGGCGCCGAGGCGGTGGTCTCGGTGGCGGACCGGCGCCTGCGCGCCACGCGCGCGGCCGGGATCACGGCGCGCTCGATCCGCAATACCCAGTCGTTCGCAGTCACGGCATACGCCCCCTATGCGCTCCGGGCGCTGGCGCTCGCCGGCCGTGGTCAGCTTGATTTCGGACTCCGGCTCGGCACCACGAGCGGGGCCAATGACCTGTACTCGCTAGCAAGCGCGTCCGCTGGCTTGCTGACCGGCGTCGCGGTTCCGCCCTCGACCCCGGTCTTCTTCAGCCTCCTGGACGGCGCGACCGGGCGCCAGGCGGGTGACTATCAGTCCTTCGACTACGTCAGCGTCTCGCGGTGCGCGGTTGCCGATTGCGCGCCGAACCTCCTGATCTACTCGTCCGACCT